GGACCGGGCGGTGTTCCTGCTTTTGCAAATGTTCGTATTGTGGATGAGTATGGCGTTGCTCACAGTGTTGATAGAAAAGAAGCGGCTGATTTTCAAGCTAGTGTGGATTACGGAAAGAGTTTACTGGCGGCGGCGTCTAGCGGAGATTTTTCGGGGTTTTCCGAACCCCGAGAAGCTGCGGGTCAAGCTTCTCAAATAGTTAGTCGCCTTGACATGGGCGAGGAGGCTTTTGCTGATAAAGAGAGGCGTAATAACCGGCAAGAAGAGAATCGTAATAAGCAAGCAAAAGCTAGGGGCGTTACAAAGACAGTGTTGCCAACGGTAGATACCAAAGCCAAGCCGTGGACTAACCCTAACACTGGGGCAGTTACCAATTGGTATACAGATGCTCCCTCAGATACGGGTCCTGCTGACGATAGTTTCGTTCCCATAACCGAGACTGATTTGAAGGATGCGCAGGAGGAGATTAGTGAATCGATCGAGACAAACAGAGATGAAATCGAAAACCCGATCTCGGCCGATGACTCGGCTGCTGTTATCCAAGACCTTGAGGACCGGGGAATAACATCTAATTGGGACCTTGCCAAGGGCGATGCGCGTACCGACGATATGTCACCCGAGCAGATTGCCTCTGCTCTTGACAACTACGTAGGTGATTCCCAACTTGTCGCTGGGGAACAAGCCACGTCTGGGGGTAAGGATATTGAGCGGGATAATATTACGGTAACTACTGACGACCTCGGGGGCTTCAAACGGATTGAGTCAGAAGTTGTCCCCCTCTTGGATGCAGAGGGTAAGCCCCGAGGAGATGATGTCTGGATCAACCCGGACACGAAAGAACCCGTCCTGATTGGCGACGGTTTAGTTTCGGGGGGCATATCGGAAGAAAACTCTGGTAATCCTTTAGGGGCCATTGACTGGGTAAACGACAAGATTGACGAGGGCTATGCGAATGCGTTGGCTGCGGGAACGGTTTCGGCGGAGACAGACCCTGCAAATTCTGACAAGAATGGTCTTTTAAATCAAGTTGCAAACATGCCCGGTTATGTTGGGGCTGCGGGTCAGTTTATTGGTGGGCTGCTTCAATCTTTGGGAGGCACGGCCCCTTCGGACAAGCTTGTTACTACTGTTGACGGGAAGCAGGTTTTTGAAAAAGCAGGCGGCGGGTATTATGCAGTAAATGCTGTGGGTCTTCCGTTTGACATTGAGGGCGGCGGCTCTGACGGAAAGGGTCTTCCGACATCGATTTCTATGTCGGAAGACTCAGGTTTTAAGGCACCCCCCGGCTTTAAAGACTTAACAGAAGAGACATCAGCATTAAATAACGAGAGTGACGATAACGAAGTCACCCTTGAGACTGTGGGTGAGGTTGATGAGGTTGATGAGGTTTCTTGCCCTGAGGGGCATGTTTATGACTCTGCACAAGAGATGTGTGTTCTTGATCCGTTTCAGCAGGAGTGGGGTGAAGCGGATTATGATGCAGCGGCGGCCTCTGTTGCGCCTACTAACGTGTACACTGCGGCGACGGTTCCAGAAAACGCATTTAAGGCGTTACAACCGGGCATTATTAATGAGAGCCCGGCTTTTGTACTTCCCACTTTGAACACTACAGCGGCTGATTTGACTGTAGGAACACAGGCCACGGACCCAATTGGTTCTCAGGCTGGTCTTGCGGCACTTAATTTGGACCCCAGATTGGCATCGAACATGAGGGAGACTCAAACTGACATGACTAATCGGTTTTCTAATAACGCCTCTTTCTTAGGATAACCAAGTTTGAATTTACAAACCTTACCTGAAGAGGCGTTAAAAGAGATCTTGGCCTTAACTGAGGCCAAGAAGAGGCTGGATTTACGTGAGGAGGCGCAGGAGAAGTTTTTACCTTTTGTGCATCATGTGTATGACAACTTCATTGAGGGTAGTCATCACCGTGTAATTGCCAAGAAGCTTGAGGCGGTTGCTCGTGGGGAGATCAAGCGGTTAATTATCAACATGCCGCCTCGGCATTCGAAGTCTGAGTTTGCGAGTTACTTAATGCCTGCTTGGTTTCTAGGCAGAAACCCTAAATTAAAAATCATTCAGGCGACTCACAACACGGAGTTGGCTGTTCGGTTTGGTCGCAAGGTAAGGGATTTAATTGATGACCCTGAATATAAAGCTATCTTTCCAAACACGAACCTTAAGGAAGACAATAAGGGTGCGGGTACTTGGGGCACTGACAAGGGTGCGGAATACTTTGCGGCGGGGGTTGGAGCGGCCATTACGGGCCGTGGAGCGGATTTACTTGTCATTGACGACCCTCATTCGGAACAAGATGCGTTAAGTTCCACTGCTTTTGACCATGCTTATGAGTGGTACACGTCTGGTCCTCGGCAGCGTTTACAGCCGGGTGGTGCGATTATAATTGTTATGACTCGTTGGGGTAAGAAGGACTTAACTGGTCAATTATTATCGCAACAAAAGATGGATAGGCTGTCGGATCAGTGGGATGTGGTGGAATTTCCTGCGATTATGCCTAGTGACAAGCCGCTTTGGCCGGAATTTTGGGACAAAGAGGCGTTATTATCGATTAAGGCGTCTTTGCCTGTGGCGAAATGGCAGGCGCAGTGGCAGCAGAACCCTACGAGTTCCGAATCTGCCATAATAAAGCGGGAATGGTGGAAGGATTGGGAGAAGGAGAAGATTCCTCGGTTGGAGTATGTTTTACAGGCGTATGACACGGCGTTTTCGAAGAAGCAGAGTGCGGATTACAGTGCTATTACGACTTGGGGGGTATTTAAGCCGGAAGATAGTGGCCCTGATAACATAATTTTGATGGATGCTCGTAGGGGTCGGTGGAATTTCCCTGAATTAAAAGACATTGCTTATGAGGAGCATGAGTATTGGGAGCCTGACATGGTGATTGTTGAGGCCAAAGCGACGGGACAGCCTTTAATTGACGAGTTACGATTAAAGGGTATACCAGCCTTGGGCTTCTCACCGGGCAAAGGAAGTGATAAGGTGACTCGAATGCACATGGTTGCTCCGTTGTTTGAGGCGGGGATGGTATGGGCTCCTATGAAGGAAAAGTTCTCGGATGAGGTCATAGAAGAGATCGTTTCGTTTCCAAATGGCGACCACGATGACTTTTGTGACAGTATGACGTTAGCGTTGATGCGGTTTCGGCAGGGCGGTTTCATCGCTTTGGACGGCGAAGAAGAAGATGAACCAGAATGGAGGCCCCGGCAACGGGAGTATTATTGATGGCATTACCACCAAACATGGTCGCACCGGGTTTAGATCTTAATGATACATCGGGTTTACCTGACGTAGAAGTTCCAGTTGATGTACCGATGGAGTTTCCGGGCGGTGCGGAAGTCATAGATGACGGTCAGGGCGGAGCCATTATACAGGCTATTTCTATGGCTCAAGAGATGCCTCAGGAAGAGTTAATACCGTTTGATGCGAATTTAGCAGAGTATTTGGACGACGGCGACCTTGGTTCTTTGTCCACGGATCTTCGTGGTTTTTATGAGGATGATCTTGAATCCCGCTCTGAATGGGAGGAGATATACACCAAGGGGTTAGATCTCTTGGGGTTGAAGACCGATGACCGCTCTACACCTTTTGAGGGAGCATCGGGGATAACTCACCCAATGATTACGGAAAGTGTGACGCAGTTTCAGGCTCATGCTTATAAGGAGTTATTACCTTCTGGCGGTCCAGTTCGGACTAGCGTTATTGGATTAAAAGATCGGCAGCTTGAGGAGCAGGCCAAGCGGGTTAAGGATTTCATGAACTATCAGATTACTGAGGTCATGGAGGAATACGACCCGGACATGGATCAAATGTTGTTTTATCTCCCTTTGAGCGGTTCTACTTTTAAGAAGGTTTACTTTGACCCTACCAAGCAACGTGCTGTTGCTAAGTTTATTCCTGCACAGGACTTAGTTGTTCCTTATTCTGCGTCTGATTTGCAGACGGCTAGTCGTGTGACGCACGTTCTTCGCATGGAGATGAACGATGTTGCCAAGATGCAGTACGCGGGTATTTACCGTGACGTTGATCTCAATGCTTCGGACGATGTTGAGTCGGATTCTGTTCGTCAGAAGGTTAATGAGCTTGAGGGTTTATCCAAGAGTTACAGTGACGATGTTTTAACTATTTTGGAGTTCCACGCTGAATTAGACATTGAGGGTTTTGAGGACGTTGATCCTGCCACGGGAGAGCCCACGGGCATTAAGTTGCCTTATATTGTTACGTTAGATGATTCATCGGGCAAGGTTCTGTCGATCCGCCGCAATTATGCGCCTGACGATGTTATGAAGAAAAAGCGTCAGTTTTTTGTGCATTACAAGTTCATGCCGGGTTTGGGTTTTTATGGCTTTGGTTTGGTGCATATGATTGGCGGCCTAGGTAGAGCAGCTACAAGCCTCTTACGGCAGCTTATTGACGCTGGGACCCTATCCAACCTCCCCGCAGGGTTTAAGGCCCGTGGGGTGCGTGTACGCAACGCTGACGAGCCATTACAGCCCGGAGAGTGGAGAGACATTGACGCGCCCGGTGGCAGCATTAGGGACGCCATTATTCCTCTGCCTTACAAGGAGCCTTCGGCTACGTTGTCTCAGCTTCTAGGTGGGTTGGTAGCTGACGGTCGCCGGTTTATTTCTTTGGCCGATCAGCAAATCACGGATATGAGTGGGCAAAACGAAACCCCTGTGGGAACCACGGTTGCTATGTTGGAGCGGGGCATGAAGGTCATGTCTGCGATTCACAAACGTCTGCACTACGCGCAGAGAAACGAGTTTCGTTTACTTGCGCGTATCTTCTCCGAGAACCTTGCTCCGATGTACCCCTATCAAGTAGCGGGTGCGGAACAGGGTGTTAAGGCAGAAGACTTCGATGCTCGGGTTGACGTCCTCCCCGTCTCTGACCCGAACATCTTCTCTATGGCGCAGCGGGTTACTTTGGCTCAGACTCAACTTCAACTGGCCCAATCCAATCCGCAAATGCACAACCTCCCAGCAGCGTATAGAAGGATGTATCAAGCGTTGGAGGTGCAGAACATTGACGAGATTTTACCACCGGAACAAGAACCACAGCCTACTGATCCTGCGACGGAAGACGCCGCAATTATAGGGGGGAAACCAGTCAAAGCGTTCCCTCAACAGGACCATGACGCTCATATGAAAGCGCATTTGTCGTTACTTGAGTTAGATGTGTTACAACAAACCCCTCCTGTTTTGGCGGCTTTATTCAGTCATATTTTGGAACATGTTAGTTTAAAAGCTCGGAACATGGTTCAAGAGGAAGTACAGCAGATGCAGATGCAGCAACAACAGGAGATGCAAGCCGCCACGGCGCAGTTGCAGAACTTGGTTCAGGCGGGAGCGATTCCGATGCAGCAGGCGCAGATGCAAATGCAGCAGATGCAGATGCAGACGCAGCAGTCTCAGATGCCCCCTGATCAGATGGAGGCAAAAGTGGCGCAGGTTGAGGGTGAGTTGTTGATGGAGGTAATTCCTTTGATGTCTCACAAAGGCACAGGCGCAGAAGATCAAGATCCTTTGGTTACAATTCGTATGCAGGAGTTGGCAATTAAGGAGATGGAGACGGAACAGAAGTCTCAAATGGACGTTGCCAAGTTGGCCCTTGAGGAACTGAAATTGGAGCAGTCGGCCACGGCGGATTCGGCTAGGTTGGAGCTGCAAGAACAGATTGCGGATGATCGCACGGATGTAAACCGAGAGAGGATTGACGTTCAGCGACAAGCCATGGAGCAAAGAAATGCCTCTTAAGGCGGGTAAGGGACAGAAGGCTATAAGCCAGAACATCCGTACAGAACGGGCATCGGGAAAGCCGCAAGATCAGGCTGTTGCGATTGCGTTAAGTAAGGCGGGTGTTCAAAAGAAATCCGGTGGTGGGATGATTAAGAAGTTCAGCCCTATCGCACGACCGCAGAGGTTTGTCGGAGTTTTCTGATGATTGACCCTATTACTGCTTTTGCCACCGCCAGCGCGGCCTATGC